TCGTCCAGTTATATGCTGGCCGCCCTTGAAGGGGTTGTCCGCGCCCTTGACCCCGACGGCGTGGCCGCGCCCGAGTCGGCACGATGCAAAGTGTGCGGGGTGCATCCGGCAACCCATTCCATGACATGCGCCGTTAAACTTGCGAAAGACGCCTATAACGCCGCGAGGGGTCGGATATGAGGGCTTTCCTTACTTGGGTACTATCCCTTTTGTACGCGCCTCCTTGGCCGCCTCCGCGCGTTATCCGTGACGACTGGCGCGGCCTACCGGAACCGAATTGGGCGTGCAGACGATGGGGGAGTGACTATTTATGACCCGACTCACAGAACAGGAAATGCAAGAGCTTTTCAGCGATCCTGAACCGTCGGGCGACGTGTGGGAGTCTGCACACGTCCGCGCCGACCGGTACCAGACGGCCCTTGAGGCGATTCTACGGTGCGAGAGTCGCGACCCCCAGGTGCTGATCGTGCAAGCGATAGCGGCGCGTGGGCTTGGGCTTAAAGAACTGGCCGACCGTTTGCTTTCGGATGCCGAGGATGAAATAGGCCGCGCTTTCGACGGTGATCGGTGACATGGCCGCCCTTCTGGCCGTTATCGTGGCCGCTATCGTGGCCGAATTGATCGCAGGCGACTAACTACCACCCCCGCCCAGCGCGGGGGTTTTTATTTCACCACCGTAAGGCTCGGGGGCGCGGCCTCGAGCATATCGCGCAAGACTGCCCCTTTCGTATCTGTAAGCTCCGGCGCGCACCAGACGTGCCGTTTAGTCGTATAGCGGCGCGAGTGTACAAGCCCTCGGTCGACCCATCCGGCTTCCTTCAAAGCGACTAGAATCGCGTCTCGGGAGATTTTAGGGGCGTCTCGGTGATTCTTAATGATCCGCAAAGCAATTAGGTTAAGGGGCGCCGCTATAACCCCACGCTCGAACATATCCACACGATCCCTCGCCATTTGTGTGACGTAGGACTCGGCGTTGTTCATTGCAAGGTCGACCAACGCGAGCTTGGCGTCGGTCACGGGCGGCGTAGCGCCTGGCAAGAATCCGCGCACATCCCGAGCGTCAAGCCACGCGGTCACTGCCTCAAAACCACCATCGTGATACCACCGCCAGAGGCGTGATGCGTCCTCGTCGGCCATGCGCGGCGCGTGCGACCAAATGACAAACCACCGCCTATCGTCGCTCGGCAGGCTAATAGCGGCTCGCTCATTGCTGAACGCAAGCAGCAGCAATCGGTTTAATGCGTTGTAGGGGTGCGCGTGTTTCCGGTTGATTTGCAGGAACTCGGGCGGTGCGGCTATGAGCGGCTTTAGCGTGTTTTCAAAGGCGCGCTTATCCATGCGCTCGTTCTGGCGTAGTTCGTTGATGACCAGAACCTCGGACTCCAGCGCGTAACCCCACGCGCCGGTTAGCTCGTCATGGCGGATCACCTCGACGTTCACGTTTTGGTCGGTGCCGATTGACCACAGAAACGGCGCCCATAAGGAATCCTTGCCCGATCCCGGTATGCCGCCGTGCAATACCGCATGATTTATTTTTATATTGGCGTGTTGCCGTTTGTGCGCCATTACGTTAAAGACGTGCTCGCGGTCGGACTCGCTCGGGATCATGCGCTCGGCGTGTTTGAGCCAGAGCGATACGTCACCAGGGCGACCCTTCGGACGGGCATCGCGCCACCGGTTGCCAAATACCTCGCCGTTGCGGGAGACAAGGTTCCCCTCGCCTGCGGCAAACGTGACCCCCGATAGGGCGTGACCACCTCGAGCCTTCCGGTTCTCGTCAAACCAAAGGGCAGGGTCGCATCGTTTGTTCTCCGAATGGATGCTCGCCAGTTTTGGCTCGTGCCGATATAGGGCGTTAAACGTCCCTCGGGTGTACTCCGTGCGCTCTACCAGGTCGAAATAGGAATCGTTCGTTTTGACATAGGCAAAGCGCCCGTGCCAACGATCTTTTGTCAGATTCGACACATCCCGTTCGTTGATTTCGGCCAGAATTGCCGCGTCGGTTATCGGGCTTGCGTCTGTCATGGCGATACCTTACAGTCCATCTCGTTCTCCGTGTTGATTCTCCCAAGAGTTGCCCCGGTAGTCTCCTAGCTGCCGGGGCTTTTTTCATTGCCGCTCTAGGCTGGCAATCTCCCGGTCCAGATACCACCGCGCCTTCTTCAAATCGAGCAGGGCATCATGCTTGTGCGCCGCTCGGGCCACATACTTCACCACATTTCCCAAGCAAAAATTTAATTCTTTTGCTTCGATAAAGTCGATTGTTTCCACCCCGCCCACCTTGTAGTGCGGCGGGTGATTGACCATATCCGTCCGAGGTTGTCCGCGACCGTCCGTTACCGTCTGGCCGACAACTGCTGGCGGCTCCCACTTGTGCTCATGTTGCGGCATTAACTTTTTTCCATCCTTTCTCGGTTTTTGTGAACCCTGCAAAGTTCAGCGCCTCTTCGGATCGGCAAAAACCGCCCTTGTGCTTGTGCTGCAGGAAACTTTCTGGATTGACAAACGTCTGTTTGCAGCTTGAGCAACGACGGATGCGCGATACTTTATATCCCATTACTTTTTAACCAACCTTGTAACTTTTCCGACTTTCGTGCAAAACGAATTAATCCATGCTTGCTTGCTTTCGCGCATCACCGTGCGCCCGCAATGCTTGCAGTAATACTTACTCATTGCGGCAACCCCCACTTGAACTCGCCCGTGCGCCCATCGTAGTGCGCGCAGGACTGCTCAATAGCCGAGCGGTGAGCGTACTTTGACGCAACGATGCACCCAAACGTCACGCCTACTGCCAACGCAAACGTAATCACAAACACCAGTTCGTTGCGCTTTATCACAAGCCCACCATCTGCAGCTGGCCGCGCAGGGCATAGCGGGCGTACTTCTTGCCGTTCTTCTTTTCGGTAATCGTTTCAATATCGACGCCGCGCCCTCGAAGGTCGTCGATCCTAGCCGCCAGTCGAAAGCATCCAAACTCACGCAAAGCGTCAACCGGCGTGATGCTATTACCAGCGAGCAAGTGCTCGTGAATCATGTCCGTCTGCGACTTCATTGCTGTCTCCTGTTTGCACAGATCGTGCGCCATGTGTCCAGAACAATACGTTCTGTCTCCCGTTTGTTTGCAATGTGGCCGTAGTGCGCCAGGCACGATACATAATGCTCGTGCGCCTCTTTGCTTTTAGCGTGCATCGTTGCCGTGGCCTGCCGTTCTGCGACCGTTCCCTCGGCGTGGATGAACACCATCTCCTTCGTGCGCTTGTATGCGTACTCGGCGCGCTCTACGTCCGCCTTTGCCGCCGCGCAAGTCTCGTCGGTGTCGACGAGAAAGCGCAGGGCTTTTTCTGCTCGTTCTTCGCTTATCATCAGAACGGCACGTCATCATCGACAAACTTTTCTTCGACCGGATCGGGCTTCTTCGTCGGCGTGGCCGCACGCAAGCCATCCTTCGGGCGCACAGAAAGCGAAAAGTATTTCTGTCCGGCAAGCTTGCCGCCGTCCTTGCCCGTTTTGAGCCACGCCGAGAGCCAGTATTCCGTGCCGCCGACGTTAATCGAACCCGTGTAGTCGGGGTGCATCTCGGCTGCCTTCTTTTCGTTCTTCGCCAGCAGGCCGGTGTTGGTGTTGTCGTATTGCTTCACAGGGCTAACTCCTTCAGTTTGTTGACTTTGGTTTCCAATTCCACGAGGAATTCGTAGATTTCATGCTCAAGCATCTTCACAACGTCGTCGTCACGCGGGATACGAACGGTGAGCAGTTGTAAATGTTCTGGCATACGCGGGTCGTATGACACCCAGTCGCACCATTCCGCCCCCACGCACGCCATCTGCCACTGCATTTGCAAAAAGTATTTCTGCGGCGGCTCTTGGTTCAGCAGCCACTCAATGTGCGTGGCCGTGTTTGGACACTTAATCTCGACGCATCCCTCTGGCGCGATCAGTCCATCCGGTGATGCTCCAGACATTTTGATGCTCGGGTGCGGCATGAAGCCAACCTCCGTTACCAGGTTGCCGGCTCTAACCGAGTATGCGTCACGCGCAGCGGCCTCATGGTCAATGCCCCATTGCATAGCGGCATTGATAAAGCCTTCCTCACGTTTGCCCGTAAGGCGTTCGCAAACCAACTCGGCCATGTAGTTCGCTCGAGAGGCGGCGTATCCCGATTTCGTGCGCGCTACAACGTCGGCCACCCGAGACGCCGTAACCTTGCCGATGCGCTCGGCAAACCATTCTGGCGTTCTCTGTTCCATTAAGCCCCCAACTTTGCCTTGCGAGCGGTGAACAACGCCCTATGCGCCTTGCGCTCATCAAGCGACAACTGATTAAACAGTGAGTTCAGTTCCGCCATGTTCGCCGCAAGGTCAATCGCGGTTTCAATGGCAGGATCGGTTACAGGCGCCGCAGCAACTTCATGCGTCGTTGCATCGGCGTCATTGTCCGCTTCCGTGGGGATACAGAAAGTTTGAAAAGCAGCATACTTATACGCAGCAGACATCGCTTTATTAGACGACTTGTCACCACTGTCCATTGCCTCCCCGACTGTGATTACCGTGTGTTTGGAACCATCCTCTGCGGCTACAAAGTCAAACTCGACGATGAGCGTCGTGTAAAACAACGCGCCGCCCGACTTGGTTTGCCGCTCCAGTACCTGCCGATCTTTTACTCGAGGCAGGATGCAGAGGCCGTGCTTTGACAGTAACGGCGACAAGGCACCGTACACCTGGTCGATTCCTCTGAACTGATAGCCCTGCTGGGCGTTCTTGGAATCTTTCGCAATGCCAATGCGCGACAAGTCAGCGGTGACCGCCGCAATCTTTTCGTAAACCTTCATTATTTGCCCTCTGCGAGTTTTGCTATTGCAATGTCGATGTTTTTGAGAACGTCACCGAAAAGTGAATGGAGCTGAACTGCTCCTTCGGCGTCAATACGATTAAGTTCGTTGACGGCTTCGATGACGTTAAACATCGCCATCTCCGCCTTGTCCTGCTCCATGCGAAGCGCATCGCGCTCCATCTCAACGAGCATTTGTTCGTGAATGTCATCCATTTGAATCTCCTGTGAGGCCAATCCTCATGGGCAAGTATGTCTAGGTTGACATCCCCTGTCAACACTCTTAACCTGCCCGCATGACTCCAAAAGATTTAATCAAAAAGTACGGCTCTCAAAACGCCGCCGCGAAGGCGCTTGGGATCACACGCCAGTCAATCAACAAGTGGTTTCGGGACAACAAAATTCCGAAACTGCGGCAATACCAAATTCTGCTTATGTGGAAGCAAGTTTGATGCGTTACATGAGCGTTTGTAGCGGGATTGAAGCCGCGACCGTAGCGTGGCATCACATGGGGTGGACGCCGGCATGGTTCAGCGAAATTGAACCGTTCCCGTCTGCCGTGCTCAAGCATCACTACCCGACGGTGCCAAATGTCGGTGACATGACCAAATATGGAGAATGGCCGGATGAATCAGTTGACCTTCTTGTTGGAGGAACTCCCTGTCAATCCTTCTCAGTCGCAGGATTGCGCGCAGGGCTTGCCGACCCTCGAGGCGGACTCATGCTTACCTACCTTGAGATCGCTCGGCGTTACCGGCCTAGATGGATTGTCTGGGAAAACGTCCCCGGCGTTTTGTCGTCCAACGGAGGAAGGGATTTTGGTTCCTTCCTCGGGGCGTTGGGGCAGTTGGGGTATGGGTTCGCCTACCGAGTGCTGGACGCTCAATGGTTCGGAGTGGCCCAACGACGCCGCCGTGTGTTCGTTGTCGGACACTTTGGAGACTGGCGCCGTGCCGCAAAGGTTCTTTTTGAGTCAGAAAGCGTGTGCCGGGATACTCCGCCGAGCAGAAAAACGGGGGAAGAAACTGCCCAGTGCCTTACAGCAGGCGTTGGAAAGCGTTACGACGCAGAGTCAGAAACTCTCCCCGTAGCGTCAACGCAACCAGCCCATTATCGCAAATCGCGTCGAGCACAGAGTTCCGAGGATTACGAAACATGGGTGCCAGACGAGGCAACTAATACCCTCAACTGTTTTGATGTAGGCGACATTCGTGCGGTGGACGTTGTGATGCAGCCAATCGGCGTTCCAGACGTGATGGCAACGCTTTTGTCATCTACTGCCGGCATTTCAAGGCCGGGCAACGCGGTGACGGAACATGAGACATATATTCCAATGGCAATTCCGATCCACGACCAAGCAACTCGTTTTGCCGGCAAGCGTGGTGACAAACAGGACGGGAAAGGAAACGGTTTTGGAGTCGGTGCGTCGGGCGATCCCGCGCCAACTTTGACTAAAGGCGACAAGCACGCAGTCGCTCAGTCGGTGGCTTATGTTGGCGGCATCGACTTTGAAAACAACGCTCACACGATGGAGGAGCCAACAGGGCCGTTGCTTAAAGGCTCGCCCACTGGTGGTGGACACCCGTTACCAGCAATCGCATTTGCACAAAATCAGTTGGGCGAAGTGCGGATGGGGGCGGTTACAAACACGTTGAACACGAATAGCAACGCAAGTGGGCGTAATACCCCAATGGTGCAGTCAGCAATGCAGGTGCGTCGGCTGACCCCTACCGAGTGTGAGCGCCTACAGGGTTTCCCGGACGGATATACGAACATTCCGTGGCGCAAGTCGCAGGAAAGCCCCGACGGTCCTCGGTACAAAGCATTAGGGAATAGCATGGCGGTTCCCGTCATGCGGTGGATTGGAGAACGAATCAACAAGGTGGACAATGAATAACGACAAATCAATTGTCAGTAGCGACATTAGCTACATGGTCGCCGGCAACGTCCAGATGTGGGCAGAGATTGCCACAACGCCTATGGGCAAGTTGCGCCTGGCCGACGCCTATCTCGGGCGCATTACGGTTGGCCCGTGGGAAACCCGTAAGATGATGACCGACGAACTGAAAGGCATGATCGGCGGGCTAGTGCGTGAGGCAAACCCGAAAGACGTGTTAGGCGACCCACACGTCCGAGGTTTAGTTCGGCACCTGTGGGGCGAAATGGGCGTTACTCGACTACAACGACGGATGGAAGAAAATGCGTTACGCGAAACGGCGGGACAACAATCACAAGGAAATAGTGACCGCGCTACGGGCGGCAGGGTTTGACGTAATCGACTTCGGTTCGGCAGGTCACAGTATCCCCGACCTGCTCGTATCCAGAGAGGCGCAGATCGGCGC